ATTTTTTCTTTCATACGATAAAATTTACAATGTACCATACAAAGAAAAAGCCCGGCAATTGCCGGGCAAAAGACAGGCATGAATAAAAAATCCATGCAACGGTTCAATTGCATGGATTGGTGTCGAATAAAAACAGCTTTCAATAAGAAAGTCTGAGTGAACCTATTTTTTGAGAAATGTCTTTCAGCGCATGATTGAATCTGTCCAGCTCTTCGGCAGTGAATCGGCAGGGCTTCCCATTGACCACATTACCATTAATACGCTGATATAGCCATTCTTTCGTTTTGCCAAAGTAATGTTTCGCAATGAAAGACAACGATATGATCTCGGATATGTTCTGAAGCTGTAATTTTATGGTTCTCTCCTCCATGCCAGCAATTTCACTACTAATCCCATTCAAGCACTCATCCATGAAATCTGCAATCATCTTCTTGTCCCCTTCACTCGTATAAGTACCAGCTATATGTTTCACCCGGGAATAAAACTCCCCGGACTCTGTTCCCATTAACGGACGTAGAGCGTCCAATTCCTCTTTCAGTGTCATGATCTCTTTATTTTTTAAGTTCCCCATAGGCTGGGGAACACTGTTATTACTCATTTTCCATCTCTTTAAGAATTTTCTCTATCAGGTTTAGACGGTCAAGAAGGGCGTTTATCTCTTCAGTTCTCCTGATCCCGGTCTGTTCCTCAATAAAAACCAATTGTTTCAATTTCATTTTTACAACCCCCAACTGCATTGTGAGGTCCTTTTTAATTTGTTCCTTACTCATTATATGCTGTTTTTAATCGACATTCAAAAATAATAATCTTTTGCTTATTATACAAGGATATCTCAAATAATCTTTTGCTTATTAATCATTTTTAGCAAAATTCCGCATGAAATAAAAAAAGCGAAGCCGAAGCCCCGCTTTCCTGAAATAATGAAACCACTAAAATAAGAATATGACTTATGCCTGATAACGGCTCTGCTCAATCCATGTACATGTACCGGAACCGGATTCAAAAGCCTGAAGGGTTATCAGGCTGCCCGGACTAGCGGTGAAGGTTTCTCCGCCACGCAGCAGGAACTGGCCGCCGTGAGCAATTGTCGGCGCCACGCCTGACGCTACACCCAGCAGGGTCATCACTGCACCATGCCGTCCGCCGGTCACTTTATTTATTTCCGCTTCACCACCCTGAAGCTGATATTGCCCTTCCGCCGTAAACGGGATGGTAGTGGCAGACGCGCTCACACTCGCCACCGGTTCTTCCGAAGGAACAGTACCCTTATAAATGGCGATGTCATCCCCTTTACTGATCTGGGTAAAAGTGAATTCAGAGGAGTTGGCATCCTTGTTACCGGTATAATTGACTCCCATCTGCATGGGATTGCAGGGAGAACCGAACAGATCCTTGTCCTGACCGTCACAGTAGCTCATTATCACGATACATTTCCGACCGAGCCAGTTGGTCTTGAACTCACGGACCGCCTGCTTGTTTCCCGGATGGTTCCCCTTGACCGTAGGGGTGAAACCAAGTGCGTCAGGATCTCCGTCTGTATTGCTTGTAACCTCCACGGTACCGGGAGTGAAATAGATGTCGGTAGAATAACATCCAGGCTTCAATTGTATGTTCTCGGTCATCAACACACCGGCCGAGTCCCGTGCCGGGAACACCAGAATATCATCCACATCAATGATACTCATCATGTCGCGCGGGTTGATCCCTTTACCCGGATTACCTTCCGGGCGCTTCACTGCTCTTTTAACGTATGCCATAATTATAACAATTTAAAATGAATAACAGGGGCGGATTACTCCGCCCGTAAATTTAACCACGTGCCACCTCATAGAATTTGCCACCTGCATAAGTCAGCATGATAAATTTGCCGGCGCTGAGCGTCATGGCATCAGTCAGGACAAAATTACCACTATTAGCGATAGTGGACGCATTCGTATTCCCGGCCCCGTGAATGGTATACACCTCACCTTCCACCGCATCTGTGAAATTCGTGATGGCCGTTTCTTTGGTATTGGTTCCCGTTACGAACACCGTGGCACCCGCCAAGGATGGAGTGGTTGCATCGTTGGCGAACTGTAATGCACCGGAAGCTGCTGTATTACGTCCGATTTCGATAAATTTTCCGTCAGAACGTTTCATCAGACGTATGGTGTCCCCTTTCTTCGGTATCCAGTCGGCACTGATCAAGCTGAACTTATCGGATTTGGTGATCTTTACCCCCTTGTCCTCGCTGCCACACTTGATGGTGACAATCTTACCCACTTCGGCGTTCTCAATATCCGTAATGGTGAACAGGCTGGTGTTGGCCACGGTCTGTACACTGGTATGCAGGGCTACGTTCGGGTTTTTGTCCTTCTCCCCGTCAATGAAGGAGGATGCAGGTCGGTCATACTCGTTACAGAAGATCATCTGGCGGCTGCCGTCCATATCCTCTTTTTTCGTATATTTGAAACCTACCGCACGCGCCCAGATGGATTCCTTCCACAAGGACCATACCTTAAGCGTCCAGTCCTGTTGTTCCAAGCTGAAATTTGTCATTTCACCGGCCACATGCTCGAAGCATTTGATATTGCCCTCCATCGTCCAGAAAATACGCTGGTGATTGTCTGCGTTCGGAATCGGAATCAGCTTTACAGCCGGATATTCCTTAACGTACATCATATTGGCCTTGTAATCCTGATTCACACCATAGTGCAGCTCGTTGTACTTGTGATACCATACTACCATATAGCTGGGAAGATACAGGGCCAGCTGCCCGCTGTCACGGTACACGGCAGGAATCATTCCCGTACCCTGGAACAGTTTCTCACCGATATTGGCTTCCGTGATCTCACCCAGCACAAACGGCTTGATCTGGTAAACGGTCTTCCCGTTATTAATGTCAATGAAACCGTCAACCTTCTTTCTCAGCCATTCATACAGCCCGTCGGCCGCTTCCATGGCGCGTCCCGGCTTGTTAAGGTCAGGATCCTTGCGCACGCCATTGATACGGCGCAGCTCACGCTCGTTATGCAGCTTCTTGGCTGTTTCCGCCAGAATGTATTCAATGAATGACCATTTGATCGCCTGTGATCCTTCCTTGTTGAGAGAGCCGATCCAGGTTTTTTCCAGCTGCTTCAGGTCACGGAACTTATGGGCGAACATGACACTGAACATACGCAATGTCTCGTTGTCGAACTCATATTCACCTTTGGTCACATTGTCGAAATCACTGGAGGTGTTGTCAGCCTGCGAGAACTCACCCAGCCAAATGTTGACCAGAGTGGCCAGATCCTGATATCCGCTCTCCACCGGGAAGATGCTCTCGATACTGGGGAGCTTGGTCAGGAATGACTGCAAACGGTCCTGCCAGCGGATGCGGTAGAACGCACCAAGGTCCTCCTTCAGACGGCCGTAATCCACGGAACTTTCCGCACGGACCTGAATATTGATTCCCTGACTTGCGAGCAGAGCGGCACGGGCACGCATGTTATACGGACGATCCAGCGCGAACATCTCACCCTGCATACCTCCAAGCTGCTTGTCATCATCCAGGTTGAAGGCACTGGCACCCGTATTTTGTTTCAGACCGGCACCCGCACCATGGTCCGGCTCCGGCAATGCGCTCAGTACCGAAATCTTCTGCTTCAGCTCCGCTATTTCGGTATCTTTCCGGGTGATGGCCTGCGTCTTTTCCCCGTCTGTCTTTCTTATTGCATCCAACTGCTCCTGCAAGGAAGCCATTTCGGATACTTTCTGCGCCAGCAGACCACGAATCAGCGCCTCTCCCGAGTTCTCAACAGGACCGGCCTGCTGTTCCTCATCCTTAAAACCATTTTTCAACGCTTCCCCGAAAGGAGTTATGAACTTCTCATCGAAGCCAAGTTCTTTCAGCTTGGCTACATCATCGGCATCGAGGATATCCTTGTCCTCAGCCTTCTTCCACTCTTTCAGCCCCAGCAATCCAAGGATTGCGCCGGCAAAGGTGGACATTTTAGAATACTTTCCCATAAAAATAAAAATTTAAAAGATTTGATTTGTCTTGTTGATGACGGACTGCGCCAGAATCCAGCGCGCAGCTCCCTCCAAAGTGTTATAACCGTCCGCCAGTCCTTCCCTGACCGCTTCATCACCCATAAAGGTCGCCCCGCGGAACACGGGGGAGTCCTTGTCATAAGCGATGGAAAGGTTCTCCGAAACGGTCCGGCAGAACATCATGTGCAGTTTTGACAGCTTTTCCTTATAAGGTTCCTCGTTATTGTTTTCCGCAATCTCCCGGTGTTCCCTGTTTTTCAAGTCGGCCGAATCCGGGTAAATCTCCCGATAATCGATTCCTTCTTTTTTCAAGGCCTCCTTGGCATTATAATAGGTACCCACAACACCAATACTACCCACCTCGCACATCAACGAGCCAAGAAAGCGCTTGTCTGCGGCTGATGCCAGCCAAAAATGTGCGGAAGCACAAGCTCCGGCAATGTAAGCGACTACGGGTTTGGGACATTCGGATATCATTTTTGACGCATTGTCCAGACCGGTAATCATTCCCCCCGGTCCATTTATCCACAAAATGATGCCTGCAATACGGTCATTAGCTGCCGCCTGTGCAATATATTCCTGAAGGCGGAACGTCTCCCAGGCATAGAGCGTCCCTTCCAGCACAATAACGGCAACCGAATCGGAAGGAAGACCGCTGTCTTCCAAATTCCACCGCCTCACAAAATTCAGATCCGATGCGTATGCGGTCACGGTATCTTTTTCAAAAAATGCCTCTACCTCCTTAAAATTGCCGGAATGTATTGAAGGAAGGATCAGTGAGACCAGATTGTAATAATCCTCTCTAGCCATGGCCCATTTTTCATTGAATATTAACTGAATACGATTCATCCGTTCTTTTTTCCTGCAAAATAAAGAACAGATCCATCCATGAACAAGGACACGGAGAAGCGGTCATCACACCCGGTCATGAAAAGACCGTTTTTCCACATAAAAACACCTCCAAAAAGGACATGGAAAGGACAAAAAGACACGCTACGTCACATAAAATTATCTGTGTTTATATTCCCGAACGGAGGTTTTACGGCGCATCTTCCGCCGCCAGCGCTGGTAATCTTTCAGAAGTGCTTCCACGCTCAGACTCTCAATGCAATACTTCCGGAGAAAGTACCAGGCCGAATTGATGTAGTCTATACCATAGACATGTTTGTTTTCATCAAACAGGTCATGAAGCTCCGCACGCATCATTGTGTTTATCTTCCTGGAAAGTATTTTGGCTCCCCTCTCGCCTATATAATTATAGGTAGCCAAAGGCTTGCCACCCGGAAGGTGTGCCTCTCGGCGCTCCGGCAATACAAGCTCCAGATTTCCGCTATCCACAGGGCATCCGGCAGGACGTTTCTGCAAAAGATCATAGACGAAATGGTACAAATCAAGATCTGAAGGCAGGCGGACTACCTTGCTGTCCGGGGTTCCATACTTGCCTATTAGATATTCGGCTAAATAATTTTCTATCGTTATCTTCGTGGTAATCATATATTTATGTGTTTATACAAAAGTAATGATTTAAATTGAGATAGTCAAAGAACAACCGGCTAAAGATGGACCGGCTTCCAAAAGAATCATGAAGGTCGTTGCAACACCCCTTGAAAAACAAAGGGGGAATTTTCGTGCAACCGTACGATCTGATGATTAATATTATTGTAATATATTGAATATCAATATATTGTACACTGCACAATTCGCGCACGATTTTCGTACGAAATGTAAAACCACGCACAAAAAGCCATAAAATACGTTTTTGGACAAATCGAACGGAATCGTGCAAAAATCGTGCAGACATAAATATTTATATATCAATATATTATAATCAAAAAAAACGCAGTTGCACGATTGCACGAAAATTTCTTCATTTTTTATAAGGGTATATTTCTTAAAAGTTAAAAAATAAAAAAAAGAATATATAGGCCGCCCGTTTTCGAACAGATCGCACGATTGTCCAAAATGTTTTTTCTAGGGAAAAAGGGGTATGAGGGGAAACAAAAAAGTCCGGAAAACCGGACTTTTAAACTATATGTCTTCAGGATAAAATGCCTGCGTTATGAATTCGTATTCCCGGGGGAGCGACCGCACGCCCACAATAACACACAAGCCTCTGGCAGCCATTTCATAGAGCCTCTGGTTGGTCACAGGGGAGTTCCTGAAGTTATACTGGGCGCACATCACGAAATAAGCCGTGGACAGGTCACAGGAATAAAGATCCTCCTGTATCAGCTTGGCCGCATCACTAGGTATCAGGGCAAAGCCCAGCCTGACCGCAAGCCTTGAAATCATCTGTCTGCGTGTCCGGACATCAGGACATACCGCCACAAAAATTTTATTCTCTTTTTTCAGCATATTGCTTCCTTTTTATTTGCATATCTCACTAAAAATCACTAACTTTACAATGATATAAATTGGGATATATCATACATTTCTATCCGAGTAGAAATGCCTGTAAGGGACCGCAGGCCGCCAGGCCGGACAACGCCGGATCTCACTCCTGTCATCAGAAAACTCCAGCAATGCGTCATTAATGCTCTTGTGGAACAGCTCCTCTATGATACACATTTCGGCCACATCCATGAACAGTTCCAAAGAGCGGGCTGTGCAGTGCTCGGATACAATGATGGATCCTCCCTCGGGAATCCGGAGCAATAACTCCGTCACCCGGTCATAAAACCTTTTGAAACGGCCCGGATCACGCCCGGCCAGAGGCATTACCTTTTCCAATATTTCCTGATAACTTCGTGCCATGTCAGTAGTCCAGTCTCAAATTTCCCGGAAGATCAGGATCCAAGGGATCTTCTCCCGGTTGTATGATCTCCTTGCCGGTACCGACCGTGAAATACTCCACTCCGCCGGACTTGTCATCCACGATAGGACGTCCGTCCTTATCGACCTGATAGGGGAGTCCGGTCTTGCTGTCATATTTCTGGGGGTTAAACACAAAACCTTTCCATTTGCAATACATGACGAATTTTTTCTTGAATGAGGCAGGGGTATTATATTTCCGCTGGGCCGGATCATACAAGCACAAGGCGTCGAACAGCTCCTTCTTCACCAGGCGGCAACCGATATGCTCCGGTGCAGAGAAATATTCGTCAGCCCAGGAAATGAAGGTTTCCCCGATCTCCTGCCGCAGTTTGCGCTCCTCAAGCCGTTCTCCAGGAGCTTGGACCACACCGAACGTCAGATACAGTTGGATACAGTTGGCCAGCAGGTTCCAGCACAGGTTCCACTGGTCAAAATCCCACTCGGTAAAGAACAACGCTCCGAAATCGTCAACCGGTTTGTGGCTTTCATTATAAAAATCGGAAAAGGCCAACAGCCACTGGCGATCCGTGAAAGAGGAGCCGGTTCCGCGGATGGCATGGTTCGTGGCAATATAGATTTTGGGAGACTGCGAGAACGACAGCGTGATACGCCGCCCTCCCTTATAGTTAACACTCCAATCCCCGGTAATGTTCGGAAACAGAAACTCGAAGTTGAAGTTCTGAAGCACATCATCAATAAACACCAGCTTGGTTTTCTCCATCACGTCATTCCATACAAACTGGTCTTTGAATATGTCGGAGTTCTTTCCGGGAATATAGGCTATAGGCATGACGTTCCTCATGAGTTCCCCTATAAGGGACTTTCCGGAACGCCCGTTTGACTCGCCGACCTCCGACTGCTTTCCATCCATACCGATCACCGCACGCGCCACATTGGAATCCTTCGCTTCCATCAGCATGTACCCGATGGCGCACAGTTTGGAAAGCAGATGGATATGGTTCTCGTTCTCCTCCTCGGGAGTCACCTCGCCGCTTTTCTTCCTCCATGTGAAATTGCTGGCATTGATCAGGAATTGCAGATAATGGCAGCGGTGTCCGTCTTCGGTCAGCTCATAGGAATACGTATCAGCGTCCTTCCTGAAGGTGACAAGCTGTTTTCCCAGATATTTGGCCGGATAGTCACGTCTCTGCTCCTCCCAGATATGATGTGAGATATTTTCATAGCCCATTTCCTTTACGCTGTCACGGGTGACCAGCCAGCACGATTTATCGAAATAGAAATACTGGCCGTCCCGGGAAGGCTTAATGAAATCGGGCTGTATGTACTCCAGCAGTGATAGCTTGTCCGGTCCCACATACTGCGACACCCCCTTGATCAGCATCTCGTTCACTCCCACGCAGCAATTATGCTTGGCGAACTGGAACAGGTAGTCCCGGACGTCGCTCGCCTCCAAGGACCTAACCAAAGGAGGTTCCAGATGGATGAACAAGAAACTCTTGTCCTGTCTTCTCAGGCGCCCAAAACCACGGTTCTGTAAAAAGTTCTGGGAATTCACGTAACAAAACTCATAATCCGATCTTTCGTTATCTTTCCCCTCATTCCTCTTGACAACACGCCAGAACTGCTCGTCCGCGTCAAAGGGCTGAGCCGATACGACCTTGCCATCCTCATCGAATTTCCAGCGGTAACGGTTGAAAAGGAATTCCGGAAGATTCTTCAGCAGATCCTTGTGGCGCTCTGCAAACGCCTCATGGGAGTGAAGACACCAAAGCTCCATCAGCCTGTGGTCAGTGAAACCGGTAATTTTAAACATCTCTACATACTGGCCGGAACCCTTCTTATCATTACAGGCATAATCAAAATCCGCGGCCAGCTCGTCCTCTTTTCCCAAAAGAGTATTGGCCAGCAGGTCATCAAGCCCCTTGTCCCCTGCATCATTTTTGCGGATATGCCCTACAAATATCTCCAGATAGATGTCACGGTTCTTCAGACTACGCATATACTCCTTGAAATTCCTGGCAGCGGAATAAAAGTTCCTGGGACGTTTCTCAACCGGATCGTTTATCTTGATATTACTTGAGATATCATCCCAGTCCGAATCAAAAACAAATGCCACCTCCCTGACCTGGCAACCGGTGACAATCCTGACGAAATCCTCCGGTAGCGAGCCATTATTTCCCAGATTCTGTATCCCTGACACGGCAATGGACGGGATGCCATGCTTGCACGCCTTCTCCGCTTTCTTTTCGCCCTCCTGGATATACAAGCGGTCTATCCTCGTACCGCTCTTGAAGGCGGTGCGTATTTTTTCCGGAATATATATAGGAGTACCGGACCCCCGCGGCGATTTGTATTTGAAAGGCTTCCCATCCTTGTCCAAATGCATTTCCGGGAACTGCCAACGAATGCGGTAGTATTCCTTCATCTCCCCGGCCGCCCTGCGCTTGTTATCCTTCTGGACATAACGGACAGGAAGACCGTCCAGATCATAATATTCTATGATGACATCATCCCCCTTGGCCGTCAGCATTCCCCGCTCATCAATCGTTCCCGGTTTGAAAGTACGGCACTGGAACACGGATTTCGTATCATCGGTCTTGTACACACTGGCGGTCACATCCTCGAAAGTCAGTCCCGAGGCGGCCAGCATTCGGGCGCAATAAGAACCCGTATCCAGCCCTTTGGCAGCCTTGCTTCCCTTCTTCATCTTCTGGACCGGTTTCCCAGCTGGTTTGTCCGGATGGGGGTCCAGCAGCACACAGAACTTCTTGGCAAGGTATTCCAACGCATCTGTATAACCGTATCCTTCGATATTCATCAGATACGACACGGCACCCTCTCCGCCAATCTGGCAGGAGAAGCACTTGAACAGATTCTTGCCGGGGCTGACCGTGAATTTCTTCGCGCTTCTGCACTTGGGGCATTCGCAAACATAATCCTTGCCGGATTTTCTTAGTTCCCGGAAATCCTGCACAACGTCAAGCAACCTGCCGTCCGACGCTGATTTTATCCTTGATATTTCGTTTTCATTAAAATACATAACAAATAATTATATAAATAAGCCGCAACTTCATAAGACAACACAAAATTACCGGATTGCAGCAACCCGGAATGGACCGGAAATGATGATGTTCCCGGAACACTTTGCACCTTTCAATTCATTGACATCTTGTCCCGGTTCACTGTTTTAGTCCTTTCGTACTCCAGCAGAGCGGACGTCACCGCCTTCCGAAAGTTCTCATTCACAGCTATTGCACCATAAAGCAGCCTATGTAGTCTTGCCCCCTCACAACTGGAAACATGTCCGGCAAATATCTCATAACCCTCCCCAGTATCCTCTTCTGACATTATTGTACAGGAAACATGTAAACCGGTCTCCTTACTTTGTTCCAGTATAAAGGAGAGAAAAGCCTTTATTTCAGTTTGTTTATTCTTGGAATTCATAATCTTATATTTACTCATAATTTTCTTATTTTAAAATTTCATCAATAGATGATAAAACACTCTCCAGTCTTTCCAACTGCTCAGAGTATTTCATAAGAAGATTTTCTTCTCTTTCCGTAGCCTCCCCTCCATTGTGAATATCATTATACTTTTCGTATTTTGATTTTACACTCTTATATGCTTTCTGAAAGAACGGAAGCAATATCTTACATTCCTCTTTGGTCATACAGACCGTTATCTCGTATGGAGATGAATACGATTTTCTAGTGCCATCTATGTGACTCATTTCTGTTCGTTATTGAAGTCATTAATATAACTACGCCCAGCATCAGTTGGACGATAAACAACATCACCAAATGGTCCAGCCGATTTCGTCAACAAACCGTTTTTTACCATTTCTTCTAAATCATCAGAGGGTTTACTATAACCACCCCATCCTTTTTTGCAGATATTCCTTAAATGAATAAGCTGCATCTTACTTAATTCTATATTCATTTGGTTCATATTTATTCGAGTTCGAAGATTCTGTTGATGGTGTCAGCTAATTTATCATTGATGATTTTCGAGTTCCAACTGTCAAATTCAAGAATAATACCAACTTGTCTGGAACTGCCGGAGTCTGTATAAGACCTGCCCATTGTGATATTTACAGGCAGGTTCTCCTCTTTGGCTACCTCTATAAAAGCGTTTGCCAGTTTTTTTAACATTTCACATCTTATCAACATAGTATTTTCGGATTAGTGATTATGAATTGACAGCCATGAAGAAACCGGCATTATTATACTGTTGCCTGATTTCTGCGGATGTAAGAATATGATACTTGGTATACAACTCAGCATTGAACAAGTCAACCTGAATACAATACTCCACGATTTTCTCCACTTCTTCCGGAGAGAGTGCCCAATAGTCCGCTACTCTGCAAAGCATATTCTTACACCAATACAATGAATGGTTTCCTGTACGGAATATCTCATTTTCTATATAATCATAAACCGCATATCCATTACATCCATATACAGTTTTCAGATCACTAACTTTGGTTTCATGCAACTGTGATGTCCTTTTATAACAAGGCAGGAATGGAATAATCTTATTGTCTGAAATAACGGATTTCATAATGTCTTTTATTTAAATTTCGGTAATAAGGATGCAGTTCAGATTCTTATTGAATTCTGAACAAAAGATTGTTGCTGCAAAAAATTATACTCTTGCAGGTATATCGTATCTTTTACGTATTTTTTTTACGTAATTGAAAACAGTCTTTTCACAGACTTTTGGAAAAGAGGGATTATTCTCCTTTAGATATTCATGAATCTGGGTGGAAGAATAATAAGGACAGGTTATCAGCAAATGCTTAACTGACTCCTCATAAGGATCGAGACGGCAGGAATAAGAAGGGCGCGGACGATTGCCATGTTGAAGAAGCTCATCAACATTTAATCGGGAAAGCCGCATGACTCTGCCGGGAGGAAGTTGCAGCTTCTTTGCTATTTGAGAACGGCTCAAGCCAAGAAGTCGAAGTTCGGCAATGTTATGCCAGTCGTGGTAGTCTTCTGTAATCTTTTTTGCATCCATTTTCTACATAAATATAGTTTTCGTAAAGTGAAATATTTAATGTTACGAAAAAGTGATGCGGCAAAGTTACGAGTTACAGCATGCTGATGACCGGGGCATAGACCGAATTCTTGGAAAAGTTGTTGCTGACGGCGAACAGCTTGGGGGTCTCCGGATCGATCAGGTTGAAATCGAAATCGTCCCCTGAAAGGACATAGGCGATCTCCTCGTTCTGAGATATGGTCGCCAGATTGTTGCAGAGCGTGGAGAGATAGGATGCCTGGGTCTTCTCGGAACCTTCCGCCTTCAGATAGGCGCCGGCCAGCATTTCCGACACGAGGTTCTGCTGCAGGAACAGGGAGAGCTGCCTTGCCGAGGCGGTCATGATGAAGGCCAGTATATGCGGCAGTGTGCAATGCTCGGGGAACTCGTCCCAGAACCGGAACGCCACGCCGCGGAGGATGCCCAGACCTCCGGCGACCCATTCGTTCTGCTGTTCCTTCTTGGGAAGCAGCGCGAGCAGCACGTCCTCCATCAGCTGGATCAGTTCCGTGCGGTCCCTCACCACCTTGAGCGGGTTGAACCGGTACGACCGTTCAGGCCTGTCGAAACTGACATAGTAGAACTTGTGCGGATACCTGTGCCTTTTAATGAGATTGTAGGCGGTACGGGTATAGTCCGTATCCTTGAAGTCATAGATGAATCCGGCGAATCCCAGCCGCATGTATTCGCTCAGAAGCCATTTTCCGATACTTTTCGTCTTTCCGGAACCGGCCCCTCCGTAAACCAGGAAGTTGGAGTAGTGGTAATGGAATTCGAGCCGGGACTCCCGGATTCCTGACCTGACCGGCAGCCGGATGGGATCAGCCCCGTTCCCCTTTGCCGGGGTTCTGGACAGGTCCCATATCCGGGAAAGGAAGAGGATTATGAACGAGGCGGCCGCCGGACACAGCATGTATCCGGGGAAGAACAGGTGGGCCAGAAAGGTCTCGCCCGAGAGGCATGCAAGAAATGCGGCCAGGTTGACATACCATCTCCGGCTCAGCATGCAGCAGGCCGTTATCAGTGACAGGACTGCCAGAAGCGACAGCTTGCAATAAAAAATGTAATGTTCCATTGTACTTTTTTAGTTTTTACCACTATTTACTTTACTAATATCATACTTTATAAGTAATCCGGCCCAATTACTGCATTTCCGCCTGGAAGGAGTGTTCCTTTTCCCCGGCCGGAAACAGACACCTGACCGTATATCCGGAAGGGACCCGTACCATGACCAGGGGGCTTTCACATCCCGGCAGCACGGTAGGCCGTCCCCTCAACAGGGAGATCCATCTGGCCGGGGATATCCTTTCCGGTCTCGCGCCGGCTCCACGGATAGCCTCCAGCATCATGGTCATGTCATGGGGGACACCATTCACATACAGGGTGGTCCCTTCTCCGGAAATCCGGATTTCCCGCCTTCCCCATGAGAGGCTTATAGCATTTTTTTCACCGCACTCGTCCATATCTTATTTTTCAGTATCCTGTTTTACATTTCCATTCCCGACTCTCTTGTACTCCCCGGTGACACACCGGATATCCTCATCCCGTATCCGGCCGGTTCCCTTACGGCCATGAGTTTCCTGCCGCCGGGAAGGATGATGCCGCCGTTAAAGACGGCTTTCCAGTCCTCCTGCCCGAGAGAGGCGGGGCTGATCCCCGCTTTTCTCATCCGTTCCAGAAGGGAGGTCACATCCGTTTCGACCCCTTGCCGCCTGAGAACCGCCCGCCCGTATCCGCAGGAGAGTTCAAGGTCTCCTCTTGCCGTCTGTATTACGGTCGGTTCCGCAATTCCGATGAGATTTTTCCGGCTGGCGGCGAGTATGCCCCTCAGTTCCCTTGTGCCGATTTCCAGGCAGAAGCCCAGCTTTCGAAGGAGATTCCGGAAGGCGGTGACAATCCTGTCCCATAAGGATTGGTCCGTACCGTCCTCGGCCATCCGGGCCAGATACTCTTCCGTTGCGACACGTATGTCCGTCCTGTCTGCAGCCGCCATCCGGAGAATCTCATCCCGTACTTTTTCTCCGCATCCGTTGAAGATGTCATCCAGAAAAGCATCCATATGCTTGTGACCTGCAAGCTTTCTGAGGCCGTAATGTGCCACACCCTCATGCAGCAGGGTACGCTCGACGTCCGCTTTCCCCCGGACATGCGGAAGATACAGGCAGACACGTTGCGAGGGGATGTCATACCAGCCCCGGATGTCTTTCCCGCAGGAGAGCAGGCCGCGTATGTCGGGAGAGCCTACCTCGTCGGCATGACGGATCACTTCCACCGGAATGTGCAGTTTCCCGGCCAAAAAAGACACATGACGTGCGAGCTCGTCCATCCGGACGTCCCTTGAAAGGAATATCTGCCCGTTCCGGGCGATATCCTCGGTGGAAACGGCAAGCGTGTTCCGTCTTTGGGCGGAAGTAAAATCCAGCCTGCTTTCCACATTGCGCGCTTCCACCTCCCCTGCAGTGGAACGGTATTCCTGTATGCCGCTTTTAAACCGGCCGATGTCATTCACCAGGTCAAAGATGTTCTCATATCCGTACTTCTCGGCCACGAGGCTGAGGGGATAGTCATAATGTCTCAGTATTGTCCCGTAGGGCACTTTCCGGTCAAGTGCGGCAAATATGCCTTTGGGGGTATTGTCGAAACCGCCGCCCTCCAGAATCCTTCCGTCAGTGGCCCGCACGATGTCCAGGATCACATTCTCCACCGTGTTTTTAAACTCCCCGGGATTGCTTCCCCGCGCAAACCCCTCCATGGTCTGTATTGCGTGCTGTATCTCATGGGCCAGGACAGACCTCACATCATCAGTCCGGGAGATGTTTATCACGATTCTGTTGTCCGGATGGAGA